GTACGTCCCTTAGCGGCCATTCTTTTTGCCTCGCTTCAGGAGACCAGTAGCCCCACTACGAGTTTTCTTGCTGACAGGCGATGCCTTGCCAGCATATTCACTGATAACTTTGCCCTTTTTACTTTTCGACTTGCCCAGTTGCCTGGCAATCGATAATGACATTGCCATTGGTCCCCCGCATCGTAATAGTTTTCCGCTTTATAGCGGAGACCCGTCTAGATTGCGAGACCCTGGTACATATGCAGGCTCACCGAGACTACCGTCATTGACAGGGTCATCAATTTGACGAACAATAACTTTAGGATGTGCTGCGACGATATCAGCATCAATGTTGACGCCATCGATGTAACGCGGACCCTTTAGATACTGTATGTCGTCATTCATTCTTCAGTGACCTCAGGTTTAGAAATCTCAACAGGCTTTTTGGTGACGCGACGGGCTTTCGGTTTGGGAGCAGGCTTTTTTTCAACCTTCTCTTCTACCTTCTCTTCGACAGCCTCTTCAGTGCCTTTGATTTTCCAGCCTGCAGCAATCAGCTCTTTAGCTTGAATGGTGAAATATGCTTTGCGCTCTTCGTCACCCTTGACGAAGATGGTCGGCAGTTCAGGTAAATGCATAATAAAAAAGGGTGACCAAAAGCCACCCTTATTATTCCAGTGATTAGATATCAGGCGACGTTGTCGACGACATCAAGGAAAGCAGTGCCAACGGACACAGTGCCGCTGCCAGCAGTGGCGGTGTACTTGATGTTGTTGTCAGCATCGCAAAGAGCACCACGGAGGTGAGCGATAGCAGTGCCGTTCTCGTCGAAGTCGTTAGCGGTGAAGGTGACATCCTGACCGCCGATGTTGAACACAACGGTAGCGTCGCCGGTGATGGTCGTGTTGACCAGACCAACGCGGATGGTCTTGATGAACTTCAGAGTGACAGGAGCTGCGGCATCAGTAGCGGTAACGAGGAAGTCTGCGTCAATATCAAACTTCTCGCGGGGGAACATTCCCGAAGAGCGTGCGGCCATGATTAAGAAAAGGAAAAGATCTAAAACCTGCGTCCAACAGATGACGACTCGGTTCTGTATTAGAGTTCCCAACAGACAAAAAAAGAGAGGGTGTTACCCCTCTCGATGTGTCCTGTGCAGATTAACTATAGCGAGTTATCAGCTGGCGTCAACGTTGGTCAGGCGAGCAACAGCACGGCCATTGACCAGAGCTAAACCGCAGTACCACTCAACACGAACGATCACCTGAGGAGTCGCAGTTGATTCACCCAGGTCGCGCACCTGAATGCCGCCGTTCTGGATACCAGTCAGCAGATCATTGCCGAAGGTAGCAACGTAGATGGACTGGTCAGCAACGGTGCTGTCGAGGATTGCAGCGTTCTGATGGTCGCGATCCAGTTCGATCACGGGCAGACCGGCATACACCATTTGCTGGTAGCCGAACTCGTTACGAGCAATGTCGATCTGAGCAGAAGCGCGAGCCTTGGTCGTCAGGTGACGACGTGCAGACTTCGACATGATCAGATACTTGGTGCCGCCGTTGGCATCCACAGCATCGATAGCTTCATCGAGAGCGCCGAGGTCAAGAGCAGTAGCAGAAGCGCCGTTGCGAATCACCTGAGAGTTGGTAGCGTGGTCAGCAGCAGGTAAACGAGCAGCCAGACCGTCGAACTCGGAGGGAGACTGGTTAGAGTCGCCATTAATAAACAGGGATTCCCAGGACAGACGCATTGCGCGAGTCTTGGATTGAACCTGATAAGCGCGGGACTCGTTACCTTCGAGGTCGAGGATAGCCTTGTCAATCTTGATGTCGCCACCGAAGAGACGCAGGCTCTCGGACTGTTGGCTAACTTCAGCGTAGCTTTCGGTATAGCTAGCGTTGTAGTTACGGAAACCAACGTCGCCCAGAGTCTCTTCACGCTTCCAGAACAAACCGTTACCCTGAATTTCGCGGAAGGGAAGAACCGACAGCAGCGGACCAGCGGCTAATTCAGTTACGATTGCCAGCTCCTGAGGGTTCCGAGAGTGCTTTTTAGCCTCGGAAAGATTAAGTGCCATTTTTGACTCCTTGAGGTCAGTAAATAAAAGGAAAGGTGAAACACGATACAGGCATCACGCCCATAGTCGGAACACCCTGCCTGCTAACCATCACGGCCAGTCAAAACCGGGTGCTTTCTAACATATAATTCCGAAACTTATATGCTTCCCAAGATAAAAGCCCCTTTCGGGGCTTTAGATCTCAGCTAAATGCTCGGAGGAATAGCTCCTCGCGAGACAACTGGGTTAGATCTTCTACTGGCATGCCATTTGCATCAGTTCCAGCGTAATTTAAACCAGCACCAGAACCTTTAACACCTTTAAAGAAAGTGCCATAGATCGGGTGTGATTTGTAGGTAGCGACGAAATCATCGGGAGATAACCGCTTGCCAGATTCTGGATCCAAAACAGGATCACCCTGATCATCAACAACAGTCAAGCTGCCATCTGCTTCCTGGCGGAATCGGCTGCTGAGTTGTTCAGCGAACATATCGAAGAATGATACGCCATCAGCTGCATCAGTACGACCGCCGGCAGAGTTAAAAACTTTCTCCAGTGCATAACGCTTGCGGAACTCAAACACTTGAGTTTCTGCTTGCTTAGCCTTGGTTTCAGCTTCAGCCGCCAGACGACCATACTTTTCCTCGATAGCCTGGATCGATTCGCCGTAACGAGATTCGATTTCTGCAGCTCGTGCAGCATCAGCTTCAAGTTGCTGATACCGATCGATGTCAACGTCTTTCAGTTTCAAGAGCTGTTGCTCCTTTTCCTTGAATTGACGCTCATAAGTTTTACGAGCTTCACGCTCAGAACGCAAAGCTTTGACGAGGTTCGCTACCTCATCAGGGCTGTATTGAGACTTCTCATCAGCACTAGGCTGATTAATAGAGTCTGTGCCGCCAGTCTCCATCTCGGAGACTTTGGTGTTTTCTTCAGACATGATTAACGGGAATCACTCCCTAGTTGACGCGCTAGTGTTCCTAAGCGCCGTATCGCAAGACTCTTTGCCTAGGAAAGGCTACATAACTTGTTTCACCCTTTAAGGTTGCAGTACTTCTAGCTTTGTGAGTATTTTGAGGATAAGTAAAACCTGATGTAGCTCTAAATTGCGCATATCTTTCAATCGAATTGGTACCGCCCAAAAGTGCATGTTTATCGTCGTAATCATCAGTTGCTCCAGCAGTCATCTTATTAAGTGCGGCATTTTCCGCCAAAAGAGCTTTAAATTCTTCTTTGTCAAGTCTGCCAAAATACCCTGTCCAGCATGCTACTAAGCCTGCGGTCATAGGACAAGCAAAACTTGTGCCATTTGCCCAATATAAATATTTAGTATCATCCCTAGGGTCACTGAGGTCGTAGCTATACAAAATATAATTACTCACTTGTTGCGCAGCATAGAAAGAACCAGACTCTGTAGTAAGTGCCACATCAGGACCGGTGTTATTAATTTTAAAACCATCTGGATTTAAACTAGGATTAGAACTATAATCTTCTAGAAAAGAATGATAACCATTTAGTGATGTCGTGCTGTCCATTGTAATTTTAATTCGCATATCATATGGCGCACTGCTAGTTGCTACATAATCTAAATTGCTCATAGGGTAATATGGACCTTCTATATTGAATGTCACAACATTATTAGTTCTTGACCAAGAGACAATCTTTCCGAAACCTTCATCACCGGAATCAGTACCAAGAACTCCAGAACCTGGTGCATAAACGTCAATACTTGGACCTGTGTTGCTGAAGTCGGATTTTCGTTCGCTGCCAGAATCTATTTCATTATCAAGCGCCCCCACTATAATTGCGCCACTGTCACCAAAGAGACCGCCTCCTTGATATTTGTAATTAGAATTGTTATTGAATCTATTATCATAATCATCACCGCCACTCACATCCATTTTATTTTGAGTATTACCAGCAGCAGCAACAATAATTATACCATCCTCAATTGCGTCTTCAATATCAGATTGCAAGCTTGTTGACGTACTTGTATATACGAAATATGAAGCAGTAGAATCTGTCTCGCCAAAATATGGGTATGGAACAATACCAAAACTACTGTATAAATTATCATTTGTCCATGTGGTATTAGAAGAAGTATAAGTAGTTCCTCTGTATTGAATTGAACTTAAGAGAGAATAAGCATATTCACTAGTGAATCCATAGCTGCAGTTTACGACTGTTGGATTTCTTCTATTGGTTGCAGAATTGACAGCCTTTTTTTTGTGAAATCCTCTTATATAGTCCCACATGTAATTTTGACCATTGGCTGAAAAAGCCGTGAAGTACTCACTTGTAACAGGCCAATCGTCTGAAGGTGCCGAGCTAAGATTGTAAGTACCAACGCCGCCAGTGCCAGTCCCAAAGCTAGCTATCGTTCTAGTTGTGCCAAGATAAGGATCTGCAGTACTGATAACTCTTTGTCCGACTTCAATCGGCTCACTGCCAGTCTCAACAGAAATTACAGTTAAAACAGAACCAGACCTTGTAGCCTCAAACTTTGCATATTTAGGCCTATCAGTCGAATTTATACAATATAAGTTAGCTTTACGAGCTAATCCATGAGTATTGCCCGCAGCAGATGATGCGCATAGAGCGCCATGTGATTGCCGCAAGTCAAAGAGATTGCTTTTCCAGTGGTCAACAGATCCACTGTAATAATCTGTCCAGTCAATGCTTTGTACTCGTGAACCGCCAGTGCCATCAGCATTCACAGCATATTCTGGGTGATCTGGATCAATCAGATCGTCGTTGATTATTATGTCTACATGCTCTCCTTCTAGGTCCCAACTGATTGTTTGATTAGTTCTTGGAAAAGCGCTGGCATTTCCAGATTCTTTGCCCCAGTTGGCTGGACTTGTGTCTACAAAATGCCTGTATAATCCCCAGTTTTTATCAGTATTATGAACATGATTAGCATGATTGCTGTCTGATTCATATCCTCGGTTAAAGTAAGAAGTTTGAGTTGCCATCTTTTTCAACTCAGGTAATTCATCTATTTTTTCAACAGCTCTTACACGACTGTCGGACCTAAGAGAGTTTGCCTCTTCCTCCGTCAATATGTAATGAGTATTTCTACTGATTTCTCTTCTTTCGCAACATTCAACTTCTCTTTCTGGAACCTCTACGCAAGTATGACCTGCGGTTTCCATATCCTCGTAAAAAGTACTTAAATCGTGCCGCCTATGAAGCGTGACAATATACTCAAAAGTGCTCATGATTCAAGTATGAGAATACTTAGAGTTACAGTGATTGCAGCGGTCGATCCAGACTGATTTTCCACTTTTAAATAAATGTCTGAGGTTGGTGTGGATTCATCATTAAAACCTAAAAGTCCTGGTGTGATTTTTTGTGTGGTAGCAGCACCAGTTATGACTTCAGCGACAACACCACTACCAGGCAGAGGATCTGTATTGCTGGTACGAGAAGCATCGGCAGTTCTTGCTGCAGTACTTGTATAGAGTGTCACCCACGCAGCTGCGCTGGTTTGGACAGACATCAACATGTAAGACTTCGCGCCAGTAATTGTTATGTCCGCAGATGCGCCATCAGCTATAGACGATGTTGCAGCACTCGCAGTTGCCCTTGATGCCGCGCCTCCTCCGGTAATAGTCGTAAAACTCAAGTTACCGTTCGTGTCTGCTGTTAATGATTGACCAGCAGCTGAAGGTAACGCATCAGGAAGGGTTAATGTATATGTTGCTCCAGCACTATGCGGTGGACCTTTAATTTTTATACCATGACTATTGTCTTCACAGTTAAGTATAATTTTACCTGATCCGTCGGTAGCATTTCCCTTGATCACTACATCTTGACCTACTGCAGGATCTAAAACAATGTCATTAGTTCCTGTACTTACAATATCATTTCCATTTACATCCAAATCGCCGCCGAGCTGTGGCGTCGTGTCACCTACCACCTCCGATAAAATTGGAGCATCTTTCCAATATGAATTTGTAGCATCCCACTGCAAAACCTTTCCATCAACAATGTTGGGGAAGACATCAGCTGTTAATGCTGTGCTTGTTGTATCAGCAACACCAGTAATCGGTACAACTACATTGTTAGTTGTGACACTTGTTACTGTATAGCTACCGTTAAGGGCAAGTACGCTAGAGTTTGCGACTTGAATGCTTTGACTAGCGGTAAATGGATGACCAGCATCAAAAAATATTGTGAGAACATTGCTAGTCACTGAATAACTAGCAGGATTGGTGATTGTTTCTGAACTTAAAGTTACGTCGCCTAAATCGGCAAGCTCAAAGCCACTATTAACATTTACACCGCCTACAGTTGTACCATCACCTATAAAAAGCTTTTTAGTATCACTTTCATAAATAGGTTCGCCAACTTCTGGCGTAAAACCATTAGCTATTCTATTTGCAGCAGTTCCTCGTCTAAACTGAAGTGCCACAAGCCTAAAAGCGCTGGTCTAGTATTCCTTATGGATATTGACCCTCACCTTCTTCATTAGAAGTGCCTGGCTCTGGTTCAAGTAAATAACTCAGTCTAAAATATTCTAACCTATCATTAGGGTTAGGTTCATTTACTGTTATCTGTGTAACATAATTAGGTCCGTATCTAGAAAAAGTGTTAGAACCTGAACCGTACGAGATAGAGACAAAATCATCTACGCCAGGAATAGAGGATTGGGTTCCACCAGCAATAAGACTTGGTAAGTTTAGTATATCATTATAATCATTATCATATGGCTGGCCATTCGCAAAACGCTCATCTGCATCATCTAAAGGGTCGTAACTGTAAATCATGTCGGTAGTATTATTGGGCGCGTCACCATGCAATCCTTGCTGCCAAACGGATCCAGACCAAGAAACTTGGTAGAAATCTAATAATTCATTAGTAGAAACATTCTGATCAGCCTCTGGAGTCCATTGAATCCCAGAAAAGGATGAGATCCAATCATTTGGATAAGCATCAGCCCACACTGCTGTCGGATTATAGTGACTCATAGTTATATAATTATTGGCTTGTTGGTGTAAAAGTTGGTGTCCATCACTTGGCCTAAAAGCAAACTCTCCTACATAAAAATGATTTGTATAATCTGGGTCTGGTGTATAGTTAGAAATGCTTTCGCCTGTAGCTATATTGGTTTTGACATGCAAAGTACCTCTATAAATCTTTCCAAATTCAGTTATTTCGTAACCATTACTTGTGTATGTTGGTTTCATCTCTTCCATGTCTACTGATTCAATAATGTATGTTGTATAACACCATGATATATCATCGTCTACTTTTGCAAAATTTTTAATTAATTGAAACATGTAAACTTGCTCAGGGACATGATCATTTAAGTCTACAGTTGCAATATTCGCAGATCCATCTTCGTTATTTGGCGATTGAATATAAATTTTTGCATTTGGAAATGTAAAATAATGAACATATGCCCGCGCCGAGGCTTCACGAAGGAGCCTGCCGAATTGATCTGTAGAAATGAAGGTTTCAGTCTCCAATTCAAGGTTTGCGCCAGTTTCTACTACTTCATACTGATAGTCATAATCACTAACGTCGCCTCCGCCTGTTGCTGTGACTGATACGCTAACACTTAAGTCTCCAGCTGTTGCACTGGCAGTTGAATTACCATTAAAAGGCCCTATATTTGTAGTTTCAGCGTAAACACCACATATTGCAGCTCTCCAGACCGTGCCAAAACTAATCGGCTGAAAGTTTTCCGTTGTCTCTGAATCTGAATCAGGCCCGTAATATGGAGCCTCGCTGAAAGCTATAGATACCCCACTATTAAGTGCATTGATAACTTCATTTTCAGAGTGGTAAATCATTATCCACCCAAAAACTGGATCTTCCTCAACAAGTTCTATTAGTGGTTTTTTTAACCTGTTTGCAGTAGTTGGTTTTAACGTTGCTTTTTTGCCGCCAGTAACAACAGGAACTGTTTTTTTAAATCCAACAGTAACAGTATTTTGCTGGTCAATATAAACAGGAGTGTCTTTTGGTACAGCTACATTACCTATGACCTTTACTAATTTAAATACACCATCTTGTTTGACTATTGCATTACCAGTATCCGCATACCCTTGCCAATATGCTTTGCCGCCATGTGGCTTCCTTTCGTCCAGATGCCTTTGCAAAAGGATGCGACGAGCCTCTTCCGCGTACGCTTTGACTTTTGCTTCTAGGTCCATACTAGAACGAAATAACCCTTATACTTTTGCCGGTTCTTAAATAAACCGTCTGATCAGGTTTTGGCGTTGTTCCGCCTATGTTGTTAGCCGCCAAGAATTTTCCATCAGCTTCAACAATAGTTCGACCGTTATGGTCATAACCTTTGAATTTTACCCTATGGTTAGCTTGCGCAATTGGACTTCCATTGTATGAAGCATCAATCGCTTGTATACGACTTTGTTCTGTTAGCTCTTTCAAGATCTGCTCTAAAGTACTCATGGCCTTCCATGTAAGATTTTAATCTTGATTTCAGCAGTGTTTCCACTGCTTAGCGTAACAGTACTACCTACAGAGTTAATTGCAACAACACTATAGGTCGATCCCACTAAACGCAATAAGGCAACATGCGTAAATACAATTACGCCAGATGATCCATCATGAACAAATTTAGCTGTTTTTTGAGCTATAGGTTGACCTTTTGAATATGGTTGCAGATCACTCGTAGCATATGTATAGCTCAGGCGTGCGTACCCACCAGTTCCTGCAACGACCTCTTTTGCAGTTACATCACTATAGGTGCTGTTTTCATTGAAACGAGTTGCACTATTTAACAGTGCTACATAGTATGTACCTCTTACATAGGACAACTCTGCCTGATCATTGAGTTCTGCAGCAGAGAAAATAGCCATCAGCTTTTGAATTCAGGGTAGTTTTCCATTAGGAAACATTAGAGGCAATCACTGGTGTTATAGGCGTTTCGATAGTACCAAAATCACCATTAAAGGTATTTGCTGTCGCAATTGTTCCAAAGTCTATTGCGAATCCAAAAGGATTTCTAGCATATCCATAGTCAAAGCCTTCAGTCAGAATAACTTTGGCCTGGATTATAGACTCCAATCCAGTCACGAAGTCACAATTGATCACAACATCAAAACCACCTTCAATGTCTCCATCACCTGAAGGCAAATCATCTGTATCAATTACGTTGTCGTCGTCATCAACTAGAGAGTTACCTTCGTCGTCATAATTTGTATCGCCATTTCCTCCTGATGAATTATCTGGAAAGACTGGTTGCGGTAGTGGAACATCAGCGCCTGTATCAAAGTCGCCAGCATTAAATACAGGAAAGCCGCCAGCAGCTGTACCATTGTCGTGATCACCTGCACCAGCCGGTGTCCCACCAGCTGTTGTTCCGTTATTAAAATTACCTGCATCAGCAAAATGACTAGCTGCTGTAACTTCATCTGTTTGATCGTCAGGTAATAAATCATTTAATATGTCAAAATCTTCTCCATTTGATTTTATTACCTTGAAAGTAAATTCGAAAGACGTAGTTCCGCTAGAAGAAACTGGGACGAAACTCAAAAGACCTGAATCAATTTGCACTCTAGTGATTACATCGCCGACACTGACAGCTCCGCCATTAAGCTGTAACTGACCGTCTGCACTGTCAGGAAGTTGTTCAATTTTTATGCTTATGCATATAGATGGTAAATTTAGACCTGCAGCCGTAAGAGTTTGATTACCTTCTGTTTTAAAGGCAGCAGAGTAAACTGATGGTTTCGGAAATTTCTTAAGGTCTGTAGTGCTATATGTTAAGCAATCAAATGAACATAGGGCATTTGATTGATCAAAAACCCACGTTGAAGATGCAGATAATGTATTAATAGCCAATTCTGCTGTGCTCAAATTAATTTGAATTGGATAGAACGGATGATATGCAAAGACTTCTGCTCTAACTGATTCACTAACCCTAAATCCTTTATTATCACCAGAAACTTTATTAGCTAAAACAATGGCGTAATTTTTAATATAGTGCTCATACTCATTCAAGGATTGCGTAAAATTCGTAGCAACGCAGAAGCCATAAGTATTTCTATCTAACTCCAAAGGTGCAAATTCCAGCGGCATTGATTCAACCCTTTGATATTTTTCTGGTGTGCCAAACCAGCTAGTATTAAAATTGTTATTTGTCGAACCAGATAACTCTAATGTACTAGCCAATGATAATCCTACTTTTGTAGAGGGGCAAGGATCCACTTCTTCCTCTTCTTCTCCTCCATCTGTATCACCATTTTGATCTGGATCTTTAGGTGTACCATCATCAATATCGTCTTCATCTATAAACAACGCATCATCACCTGTTAAGTCGGCTTCAATTCTATCTGGCGCTAATGGATTACTAGATTGACTAGAGGAATAATTTTCTGTAACGTAATTATTCTCTGGATTTATATAATCAGTAAATTCAATGCGCTCAGTTGTCCACTGCGTACTATAGTCATATGAAGTTATGCTTTCTGTCGCTAATTCTAATGGATATTGAGAGAGAAAATTATAACCAATTTCTACTTCACCATCAGGTACATCTCTTTCTTCTATAATCTCAAGGTCAGACCATGTTATCCTAAAACCAACATTAACACCTTGATCGGCACCGTTTCCACCGCCGGTTGATGAATAACTCCAATACTTAGTTATTCTATGTGTTTTTGCATTTTGCAATGAAGCTTTTTGAACATATGAGCGTTCCCTTTTGCCTATTACCTCACCAGATGCTCCATATTCATAGAAGATTTCAGACATTGTAGATAGGTTGTATTTTTCCCTGTTAGCTTTAATTATGTTACTAACAGCGTTTACCATGACTTCTGCGGCACTATAATAATCTTTAGCTGTATTATAAAAGCTTGCGCCTTTTGCATGAAACTGATCATACCTAACTGTACCCTCGTCATATTCATCTCTTTTGTCAAATAGTTGATTTGCTTTTTGCAGCATACTATTAATTTCTTCAACGATCTTGTTTATCTCTGCAACCAATTCTGTGACTGTATTTCTTGTGGCAGAGCTAGCCCACGTTGCTGCAGAGCTGTGCTCCCAAGTTTGTTCGAACGAAACTTGATTGCCTGGTCCTTTATATTCGACATACTTGCCAGAAGTAACTCGTTCATCAACCGGCTCGTCTACAATTTCAATCTGTCCAGTAACTTGATAATTGTGGCCTATAGTTCCATCCCAATTTCGAACAGGTTCTTCTGCAGTTCCTTGGGGAACAATTGGATTTGTTTGGCCTGTTAATGTGTTCTCAGCGCCTTCTCCGTACTGTAAGCCACCCTCTATTTTTAGAGCGGTGGTTTTTCTATCTGTTATGCTGGATACTAGCGGTTCAGGTACTGGTATTTCCGGCTCATCTGGATCTTCTTCGTCCTGGCATTCACCGTCTACACAAACTTGGCCATCCGGGCACTCTGAATCAAGACTACAGGTTTGAGGAGCTGGAGTACATATGCCATCTACGCAAACCTCTCCTGCTGCACAGTCTGTATCAACTGTACACGTCTTAACACACACCCCTTCGTCACATATAAATCCAGTAGGGCAATCAGCATCTAAAGTACAGATTTCTGGATCATCTTCTTCTTCAGGTGTTAATACAGGTACGTCAATTGTTGCTTCAACTTTAATAGAATCGATGTCAGGATCGATAGAGCTATCAGATATTGACTGCACCGATATCGCCGTATCTGTATCATAGCTGACTAACTTAGGGCTAACAAATGAATTTCCCAGCCCAACCTCACTAAATGCGTTTAATATTTGCACAAAGCCATACTTGTCCTGAAAGATTACCTTTCCAACGCATTTTAAATAATTTGAAAGCGAGGACATGTCGCTTTGATCAACTTTAAAAGACTTCAGGTCTGTAGAAGACATTAAACTCCAAAGACCTGCTATTTGATTTCCGTATTGCTCTTGTCTTTCACTAAGAAAGGCTAATGAACACCCGACATCTAACGTAAGAGTTTTATTTTCAATGTTAGTGCTTGTGTTCAGAACATATAGACGACCTTTGGGGTGTTTAGAGAGCTTACCATTTCTTAGCTTAACCCATACGTCAACGACAGATCCAATGGGGTACTTTTTCTGTTTTATATCAAATATGTCGCGAGTGCCGCCAAGGACAATTTGCCCTCTAGAAGTAATGATACTTGCGGAATATGCGTTATCATCGCTAATTGATCCTTGTATTAAATACTCGGAAACTTCTACACTGTTAATATAAACTTTTACTGCTTGAGTTGCGTTAATGTATGACACTTATACCTCCGTAATGCCGAAAGAAAGTAAATAATATTCTTCACTGGTACCAGCTCGGCTTATCTCAGGTGGCGTTGAAAAAAATCCAGAGGCATTGACCGTTGCGCCAAACGTTTGATCTGCTATTGATACTTCAGCATTGTTTTTACCTAAAGCACGTTGTGCGTCCCAAGCATTAAATAAATCAATTAAATCTGTGCATTGTGTATACGTTGCATAAGCCGCAACAGACCAAATCCTTCTTTGCAGCTTCGGTGGACCTTGTGCAATGCCTGCGCCTAATGCACTAAATTCTAACGAAGCCTGGCCAACGATAGACCGGGGAAGAGTGTCACCAGAGAAAAGATTTAAAGTAACGCTATTATTTGAATAGCTAATTGTCAAATCACCTAATGCCATCAGAAGCGCCCTCCTTTACGCAGCCTCATACGGGCAACGTTTGTCATGATCTTGGATGCATCAGTGACTGGTTCTTGGCTTTGAATAGTGACGTGATTTGTGATCCGTTGATCACCACTGTTGCCACTCATTACTGCTGCCATTCGCTGGACTAGGCTGCCAGAATCCAAGTTTGCTGAGACCTTATCTGGACCTTTGAGGGATGGCTGTAAGTTTGCTACTGGAGCAACTTCTGGCCTTGCTGTTAGTGCCTTTTGATACTGTCCGACGAGGTTCGCTGGAATCACAGTACCTGATG